AGGAAAGACGAGAGGAAAATAGAGAGAGAGTTCTAGCCATACTTGATAAGGAACTTTCAAGAAATAACCTAAGTAGGAATGATGCCAAGGTAATGGCTGCAATTAAGGAAATTGCTGTTAGGTTTAACCAACCTGACTATGAAGACTTTCTAGCTACTATAGGCTATGGTGGTATTATAGGTAACCACGTAGTAAATAAGGTTAAAGACGAAATTACTAAAGAAGAAAGAAAGCTAGAAAAAGAACAGATGGCAAACCTTGAAGAAGAGGTTGTAGCCCACAACATAGTTGACCCTGAAAAGAGCAAGTATACATCTAAGAAGACTGAAAAGAGGCATACGGGTGTAAAGGTTGATGGTCTAGATGGTATATATGTTAGATTTGCCAGATGCTGCAGTCCACTTCCAGGTGATGAAATAGTTGGATACATCACAAGGGGGAGGGGTGTTACAGTTCATAGGACTGACTGTGAGAATGTTCTTAGAGACAAGGAGAAAAATGCTCCAAGGATGATTAAGGTGTCATGGATAGAGGATATAAACTCTAAATTCGAAGCAGAGCTTCAGATAAAGGCTAATGATAGAAGGGGTATCATAAACGAAGTTACCCATGTAATATCAAATGAAAAGGTAGGTTTGGTTGGGATATACGCCAGAAAGGGAACAGATATTGGTGTAACAATAGACCTATCAGTAGAGGTGGTTGGCATGGAAGAGCTAAACAGCCTTTACAACTACCAACTGAACGAAAAAGAGCGTAATTTGTCAAAAGACATAACACTGGATGACAGTGAAACCAATGCCTTTCGCAAACACGCTCTGAGGATGATGGGGATTATCGAATAACCCCGTGCATTCTATCTGTAAGTCTATTCTGCTCATTGATAGACTTAGACAGATTGCTAGCTACACGGCTATCTCTTGAAAATTCATCTAGGACTTTGGCGAGTGCTTTAGACAAATTTTCAGAGTTATCAATGCCGTACTCATCAAGAATCATCTTGATAACTAGGTCATGCATAACATCACCTCCTTTCTAGCTTTATTATAGCAGATAGGAGAATAACAAAAAAGCCCCTCTGGAACGGCAATTCCATTGAGGGACTCAGTAAAACATTTACGAGGTAATTATATCATGAAAACAGTAAAAAAGGAATGGAAACCAAGAATTGTAAACATCATGGCAGATGGTTCAGTCGTTGAAGACTTAACAGGATATGTCATCCCTGCTGGCCATTCGTACTATGACATTATTCTAGGCATAAACAAGCAATCTAACGAGGAGGGTGTAGCTTAATGAAATTACTTACTAAGTTAAAACTCAAACTTGAAGGGCTCATCAATGAAGTGAGTCTTGACTGGAGAGTAGTAGCGGTAGAGCTTAACGAGGACCTTCTCGAAGAGCGCATACGTCGCTTTATGTGTGAGCAAGAAAACTACGATTTGAAGCAGGAATTGGCAATCTACAAAGAAAAAGAACAAGGAGAACAATATGTTTAAAGCACTAAAAGCAATCAAAAAAATCAAACAACTGCAGAAAGAAATGCACGCTTTCAGCCTTGCGTTTCTAGCTCTACAAGATATGGGCTTGATGCCAGAGACTGAAAGAAGCAAGGCGAAGGCTCAAACAATGCACGATGTAAGCCACGTGCTCAAGGACGTCCTGGACGGCAAGTCGGTAGATGAAGCGATGAAGCGTCTAAATAGCGAAGTGAAAATTGAAGAGGTGGAGCAGGAAGATGAACAGAATTGAACTTGAAAACCGTGTGTGGCTTTTGGCCAACAATGAAGAAAAAAACGAATTGCTGGATCTCGGTTTGACATCTAAAGTTCGATATGTGAAGCGAGTCCTGGAACTAGGGAAGGTGTATGCTCATGTTTGATTACGACAGAGACATAATGCAACCGCCCGAACCCAGGGAAGAACGCGACCCAAGAGAGTATGTGTATATTGGATGCGGTCAGTATCAATATGTAGGTGATGAAATATGATTCAGGAGCTACACGAAGAAATCGACAATTGGCGGTCTGACTATATCCATCTTGGCCGAGAACTCGGGCAGATTATCAACGACCAACAAGATATTATTTTAAAATTGCAAAACAAAAATAGACGCTTGAAGCGTGAGAATTGGAATCTTAAGAAAACGAAAGGAAGAAGAAAATGACAAACAATCAACTTGTAGAAGCAAAAGGGGACTTTCTGACTAACCCTCAGCTACTTAATAGCGGTATTATCAGGAAGTATCTTGACCCGCAAGGAAAAGCTAGTGATGAGGAGCTTGCCTATTTTATAGCTCAAGCCAAAGCCCAAAACCTCAATCCATTTACAAAAGAAATTTATTTTATCAAGTATGGCACTCAGCCAGCCCAGATAGTCACTGCCAAATCAGCTTTTGAAAAGAAAGCAGATAGTCATCCACAATTTGATGGTAAAGAGGCAGGCGTAATCTATCTGTTGGACGGTGAAATTAAATACTCAAAAGGAGCATTTATTCCTAAAGGTGCTGAAATTCTTGGCGGTTGGGCCAAGGTGTACCGCAAAGACCGTACTTACCCAACGGAAACAGAAGTATCTTTTGAGGAGTATGACAATTCTAAAATACGTGCAAGAGTTAAGGAACTGACACAACAGGGGAAAGATGTTACTTATCCAGTGATGAACTCATACGGCAAGCCAATAGGTGAGAATAACTGGGATACTATGCCTTGTGTCATGATACGGAAAGTAGCTCTAGTGTCAGCTTACCGTGAGGCGTTCCCTGCTGAGCTTGGAGCGAGCTATGAGGCTGATGAAATTCAGCTGGATAACACACCTAAAGACGTCACTCCTCAAGAAAGCCGTGAGGATGTTGTAGCACGCAAGATGACTGAGATTGAGCAATTCAACAAGGAGCAGAAGGCAAATCATGCAGATCCTGAACCTGCTCAAACTGAGGAGCCAATCCAGGGCGAACTACTAGACGGTGAACTAGAATACTAGGAGGACAACATGCAAGAATTACAAGTTAAAGTAACACAGGCACAGGTTGAAATCATTGACCGTGAGAAATTTGAGCAGAATATCAATGATGTTGTGGCCAAGTACCAAAATTACACGGTAACAGCTGCAACCATCAAGGATGACAAGCAGACACTGGCCGATCTACGCAAACTAGACAAGCAGGTCTCTGATGAACGGATCAGAAATAAGAAAGTCTTATCTGAACCAGCTGACGAATTTGACAAGTATATCAAGAATGCCATCCAACCCTTAAAAGACATCATTACTAAAATTGCTAGTGATGTAAAAGAGTTTGAAGAACATCAAAAGGCTGTCAGAATTGACACAGTCAAAGGCTATCTAGCCAACAAATCTGCTGAGTACATGCTGGACCCTCGCCTATTTGATGAAAAGGCCCTTGATTATGTCAAGGCTAGCGATTTCATGGCTGACGGCGTGACGCTTAAAAAAGCCACGATGAAATCACTTGACGACATGGTCACATTTGAATTTCAGAAACAGCAAGAATTTGAAAAGGCTAAGTCAGCTATTTCAGGGTTATGTGCCGAGTATGGCATGACTGACTCACCTTACATCCGACAGCTGAAAGACTTGACGCTTGCTGAAGTCTTTGAACAAATCAAAGCTGACTATGAGTTTGAAAAGCAAAAGGAAGAACTCAGACAGGCACAAGAACGAGCAGAGCGAGAGCGACAGGAACTTTTAGCAGCTCAACAAACCAAACAACAAGAACAAGCTCCAAAATCAACGGAGACCCCAAGTTTCGACCCAGAAACAGGCGAAATCTTGGACGGTGGGCAAATCCCCCAAAATGAGCCAAACGCTCTTAGAGGGGCTGAAAACGACCTAAAACGATATACCCAAAAAATGACTTTAGAGGTGTATTTTGTGGATACAGCCGAAAAAGACCGTTTCAAGGCTACTCTTGAACAAGCAGGGTTTAAATTTAAGGAAAACTATCAAGTCAGCGGTTATCAACGTATCGAGCCATTGACTCAGGCTGAACTCAATGAGCAATGTGGGTGGTAAGTATGAGCAGACAAGTAAAAAGCATACTGGCAACCCATGACACAGGTTGTCCTCATGGCATCACATTTGCAATACATCAAGATAAAGATGAGTGTATTGCTTTGTTTGGTCGTTCTGGTTGGCCTGGTCTCAAACCTCGTTTTATTCGTTGGAATGAAAGTGTTGAAAACAGAACAATGTATCACACAGAAGAAGAGTTACAGAATGCGTATGTTGATAAAGTCAAAGTAGTTGAGGACGATTTTATCATAATTGAATTGTTGCCATTTTAGGAGATGAAACCATGGACATTAGAGAAATATCTGACAGCGTAGCCATCTACTCGGACGGCAAGAGATTACAGGTTATCCACAACCTAGGGGATGAGTTTATCCTAGATTTTAAGGTAGGAGAGGATAGCGTCTGGAACCTTGATGGTCAAGTCGTAGAAATTATTGACATGATTGAGCCTGTCTTTAAAGTTTGTGGCTTTTGCTCAAAAGCTGGAGAGGGTATGCAACGCTTAAAACATGCTATCGTCCACTTTGAAAGATTTGAGCAGTACATCAGAGACAATCAGGATGACCTGATGGTCTGGTGGTACAACCCAGGAGGGGAATATGATTAACAACGTCACATTGGTTGGGAGGCTTGTAGCGCCTCCTGATCTACGAAAAACGCCTAACAATGTATCTAGCTTACAGGGTACACTTGCGGTCAATCGCAATTTCAAGAACGAAAATGGAGACCGTGAGGCTGATTTTATCAATTTTCAAGCGTGGAGAGGTACAGCTGACATCATTGCTCAGTATTGCAGCAAGGGCTCACTTATTGGGATCATTGGACGCATACAAGTCAGGAGTTACGAGAAAGACGGTCAGCGTCGATATGTGACCGAAGTAGTCGCTGAGAGCGTCGCTCTGCTAGAAAGTCGCAACAGTCAGCCCGGACAAGGGCAAGGCAACAGTTTCCAAAATGGAAATAGCTCACCTTTTGCCGATCCTAACCCATTTGACCTACCAGATGACGGTTTACCGTTTTAGGAGGTATCGATGTCAGATATTAAAATACTTGACGCTTGCTGTGGAAGTCGTATGTTTTGGTTTGATAAAAACGAGAGGCATACAACTTTCATGGATATTAGGCAAGAAACATTTGAGATACATGGCAAAAAGGTCAACGTAGACCCTGATGTTATTGGTGATTTTCGTGACATGCCATTTGAAAATAATACTTTTAATTTGGTTGTTTTTGACCCACCTCATTTAAAATGGGCAGGTAAAAACTCAATCATGAAAGCTCAGTATGGTCAGCTGGACAAAGTTACCTGGTCGGAAGATTTGGCCAAAGGTTTTGAAGAATGTATGAGAGTTCTAAAAGTTGGAGGCACACTAGTTTTTAAATGGTCTGATTGTCAGATAAATGTAAAGAAATTACTAGAGGTGATACCATTCAAGCCCTTATTTGGTCAACAAAGAGGCACCACTCACTGGCTAACATTTGTAAAGTTTGAGGAGGAAAGTGTTGACAATTAAAATGACTGTTTGGGCATTGTTTGACAGCGGTAATGGTAGCTATA